ATTTTATTACGCACATCCTTTACATATTAACATTTATTTGAATGTTTACTTTGAAACGTTGTGCATGCGCTGCAATTCTTGCCGCCGTGGCTACTGCCTCGTGTGTGGCATATCGTGCATACTATGACCGCCATTTTTGGTCTAGTGTCCTGCAGCAAGGCTCCACTCGCTATCCTTTGAAAGCTGAGATTATGCGCAGTCAATTTGTTGACTTGTCTCTCGCTGTGATAAAACCACGCGAAAACCACACTCACGCCCAAGCGGCTGCAGACCGGTCTTCTGCGTCAGCTTTTGCTGACCGATACGGTGCAACCCTTGGCTTGACTCCCTACTTTGTGCAGTGCTCTCGTGCTGATGAGCGCTCTGGAAGAGTAGGCAGTCGTGCGTATTATTGGTCGAAGGACCTTGTTGCTTCTCCTTCACCCGATAAACCACCTGATAACGCTCTACACGTTTTTGTTGATGTGGATCAATATGTGGATATGCCAGCCTTCCTTGTGAAGAAGTTTGCTCCCACTTTGATCTACACCTTTCAACCAGAGCAGGTTGCTAAGGTTGGTCTTGACTATAGCTACACCTTTGACGCTGAAGATCGAGTTGATTATCGCGTCACTGGTGGTGGCACTTTCCAACATCAAGTTTGGAATTATGCTCAGGACCACCTTTTGGTGTCTAAAACCTGCCTTGGACTTCCCTATAAGATAGCAGTTTTCCTCATTGATCGCCGAGCTACGGCTACCCCTGATCATGAGTTGATAATGCTTACTCCTGTTGCTAAGTGGACCGGCTGGCAAGCTATTCTTGCTAGCCTCATTCTGAGCGGCCGTTCTTTGGCTCGTCTCGTTGTCCACAACAAAGGGTTTTTACGTTTAGAGACACACCGCACCAGCGGCGTGTTTCGTTCCACTGCCCGTGTTGCAAGTTATGCCCAGGCCACCATCCCTGTTGCTGATGATGATGCCTTGCGTGCTATTGTAGCCACTTCCAAGATCGATTTGACTATGCCACAGGTCATGTCTTTTGTGGACGGCGATCGTGTTGCAGCTTCAGCATTGCTGGAGTTCCACCGTTCTAAGTTGCCGACCAAGCCAGACATTGTTTTTCCTGTTCCTCAATCAACTCATCGTTATCAATTCAATCCTTCGTCTTATGACGTTGAAGCTAAACCAGCCATGCTCGCCTTCATGAGTCCAATTATTCATGAATGCTATGTTCCCGATATGTGTTTGAACAATGAGCAACGCTGTGTCCAAGCTCGAATTGTTGACGTGCGATCCAATCCTGAATTGACACCAATTGTTGGTCAATACATGTTAGAGTTCGTGAAATTATTCCTTCCTGATCCTCATCTCCTTGATCCAGTTGACGATGATGAACTATATCGACGCCAAGCTCGCCCCACACAGCGGCGAATCCTTGAGGAGGCCAGTTGTATGACCCCAAAACGTCAGATTAATATGTTTCTTAAGAAGGAAGCTTATTCCGAGCCAAAAGATCCGCGGCCAATATCCACTATTAATGGTGTTGATAAGGCAGCGTATTCAAAATTCATTTATGCTCTAGCGGAGGTTGTTAAAGCTCAGCCATGGTACGCTTTTGGTTTGTCACCTGTTGACATTGCTAAGCGCCTGGTTGTGATTCTTGCGCCCGCTAAGACCGCAGCAAAGACTGACCTGAGCCGTTTTGATGGCCGTGTTACAGCTATCCTGCGTGAGTTTGAGCAAATGATTTTGGTTCGGGGTTTCCGGGCAATATACCATGATACCCTACTTGCCCTCCATCGTTCCCAATCGCATTTGCCTGCCTTTGGAACTTTTGGCACTGTTTATGATACTGAAGACGCCCGATGTTCCGGCTCACCCGAGACAGCCGCCTTCAATTCTCTTATCAATGCCTTTATGGCCTACATGGCTTTGCGCATGGGCCTTACTGATGGAGTTCACCTAACCCCTGCTGCTGCTTATGCTCGCTTGGGAATCTACGGTGGTGACGATGGTGTCACCACTGATATTGATCCCGAGCTTTATGTAAAGGCTTGCGCTATGGTTGGACAGAAGCTCACTATTGAGATAGTGAAGCGTGGCGAGATTGGGGTTCAGTTCCTAGCTCGAGTTTATGGCCCTAATGTGTGGTTTGGTGACGCAGCGTCATGCTGCGATCTGCCTCGGCAACTGTCTAAGTTTCATGCCACAGTTGCACTCCCTCCCAATGTGACCCCTTTGCGCAAGTTGGTTGAGAAGGCTCGTTCTTTTTACTTGAGTGACCGCTATACTCCAATTATTGGACCCTTTGTAACCAAGGTTATGCAAATCGCTGATGTTCATTATGCTGATTTGACCACTCCCCTTGATGGTTGCGAACTGATATCAACATGGAACTCAATGTTCCCTGTTGATCTCCAATACCCGAACGATTATGCTGACTGGATGTTGGCTTATGCAAACTCGGCTTTGCCCGAGTTTGATTTCGTTCGTTATGAGAGTTGGCTTGGTCGCATCAAAGTATTGCAAGATTGCCTTTCTCCCCCGTTGTGTATTGAACCTAAACCTGCCAAGTCAGCCACTCCCGTCGTCGTCGACGGTGATGTGGTTAGTGCAGTAGACACCGGGCGCAAGGTCGACATGGGGAAAATTGCAGAAAAACCTCAGACAAAACGTAAACATTTGCCACATGCAGAACAGAAACGCCGTGCTAACGTTCGCGCCACCGTTGTTCAAACTGCTAAACCAAATGTTGTTCGTTACGTAGCCGTTGTCGCTGACAAGGCTAAGGGACGTGCTGGAAAACCCGTTGTTCGGGATTCAGCGCACCCGCGTAAGTAACAAATTGACACAGGGATACTAGCCGGCCAACTTGGTGGCCGGATTCGATTTTCTTCATTCCCTATCTTTTCTAGTATTCCTTAATAACCGAATAAATGCAAACATCACGTCGTCGAGCTCAACCAGTTCTCAACACTCGTAACTCGCCAGCTGTCAATGTCCGTGCCGCACCTAGTGCTCGCCGTTCCCGTCGTCGCCGCCCACGAAACCAGCGCTCTCGTCGCCCCCTCCCCCGCCCTCCCCGCCGTCTCCCGCAGATGCAGCGTGTTCAGCAGGGTGGACAGGAGATCCAAGATTGTGCCTGGGACTACCTGGCCTGCGTACTCAACCCTCGGGACGGACCACTTGGCTGCCGTCCAGACATATACGCCGCCCCTAGTACAGTTTATCGCGTTATCGCCAAAGTTTCAACCACTTCTGGTATTGGTACCAACGCCACAGGATTCGCTATGCTCAATCCTCTGGCAGCTTTGGCCAACAACGCGAACGCTCTTTTTACTACTGACTCAACGTTCACTGGTACCGCCTTTGCCACTTCTGGCACTGGCGTTATCGCTAACGTCTTTTCTAATGGAGTTCTATCGTCCGTCAATTTTGGCGCTACGTCCATTACGAGTCAGGGTCGCGTAATTGCAGCTGAGCTTCGCGCACTTTGTTATACCAACCCCCTCAACATTGCTGGTTATGCACTGGCTTATGAAACACCTGATCACAGTTCTCTTGTGTCTTCAGGTATTTCTTCTCCTCTTGCCTCTGCTGGTTGTGAAGCTCGAGCGGTCATTCCTGGTGAATGGCTTTCAGTTCGCTGGTCAGGTCCTTTGAATAAGGCCGACCGCGATTTTAGCTCTGCTCCAACCACCGATGGAAACCCTTGCCTTGGCATTGGCTTCATCGGACCAGCAAGTACGTCTCTCCAGTGGTTGGTTGAGGCTTATGTTGTTTTTGAGGTTGTTGGCTCAGCAAACATTGCTCCCCGCCCAATGAAACAAGACTCTTCTGGTCTTGCTTGGGTGAATTCAAAGATCACTGAACAAGGTGCCCAAGCGCTCCAACGCGTTAAGGACAGTTCAATTTGGTCTAAAGCGCTTTCTGGAATCAGTAGCGGCGCTCTTGCCGCACTTTCTATGTCTGCTGCTGCTGCTTCACCTGCTGCTGCTGTTGCGTTCCGCACAGTCGCTGCCTATGGACGTTCTGCTGCCCTGATTGGATCAGGAGCGCGCATGTTGCTCTGATAACTTTTCTCTCCGCCTGGACCTTACTATGTCCTTAAACTAGTTTGGCTTTAATAGTTTCGGCCAAGCATCCTTCGGGCTCTACTTGGTTGGCACTAGTTTAATGTTCCTACAATTCATGCTTAACATGTTTGGTTCATTTCTTGTCCCTACAATTCATGTTTAACATGCTTGGTTCATTTGCCAATATTTGCAAACCAAAACACACCTGATAATATATTTCAGGCGCTTTATAT